TATACGCTGGATGATTGCGATAAATTCATTTTAACATCCTATGCAAGTTGCTGGCTATGACGAACACGAAGATCGTCCCAGTTTACCATCTTTAGGATGTCATCATAGGCTAGTATACGGCCACTCAATTGCTGTATTACTTCCGTAGATGAGTTTGCCATGTCGGCAATAACTTCTTCACGTGCTGCTTCAATAGAATAAATAAAACGAGCAAAGGCTTCGTAGTTAGCGAGAGTCTGAATATCTTCTTCCATAAATTATCTAAATGCTTTGAGTATCAACTTCACCCATTTGAGCGGGGTCTGTGCCAATTCTACCAATCTGAGCATTCTCCATTTGCTGCATAGCAAACACGTACTGACCCTGGTATTTCTCCATTCTAGCTCGGAATGATTCATCTTGTTCTAGTCTTTGTGCTACATCTGGCTGAGACGCATATTGCTCAATAACTTGCAATGCAATCTGACCACCATTTGGACGAGCCGGCATTTCAATCCCTGCAAAGATTTTCGTCAAGTCATCTGTAACTTGCTTAACAATTTGCTCCTGTGCTTCCTCTGCTGGCTGCAATATTGCATCTGCAAGGGTTGGATCAATGCTACTAGCAGCTACCTCAAGCAGTCGATCAATACTAATTCTGCCGTTCCTGTCTAGTTGAGTCAATGAAACCAACTGGTTTAGTTTATTTTCTTGAGCCTCTGGATCAGAGTTCAATACATCGTAACTAATTAAGATGTCAAAGTTTTCGTCTGGATCACCCTTATCAAAGACCTGAGGGTCTGGACTACCGGTAACTCTGAAGAAAATGCTGTCTGGACCAAACCTTTGGAAGCAACGATAGGCTAGCTTCAAAACATCAGCACAGTGAGCAAGGAACTTGTCTACTAGGAACTGCCTACGCATCTGGCTCATGGGGTCTTGGTAATCTAACCCTACCATTGCGTTGGCTTGTCTTTCCATTGTTTGTTCCATTTCTAAAGAACCCTGATTAAAGCTTGGGGTAGGACCAAACTCAAACTCGCCCTTGCGTCGGTATGGTATGTATCTACCGGGTCCCCAGTCTTTAGGTGCGTTACCTACAGGGTGCATGATTGGCGGAAGGGTAGCAAGGCTGTTGCGATCAATTCGAGAGTCGCGCTCTACCTTGATTTGCTGTTGAATGCCACGCAATACATCAGGGATAGTCTGCGTATCATACAGACGTTTGCTGTCCTCTGATAGCTTTGTGACTACAACTGGATAGTCCTCGTAGCCATTCATAAGTCCAAACTTAGCGTAGCTTGGTACGCCTAGTCCTTCGTTACCATCAAAGTCTTTGTGCATGACGGTTTCATAGATGCCCTCACAACTATCTTCTGAGTCAACTAAGCGTTGATAGCAATGAACAACCTCAATGAGTTCATCGGCCTCGTATGCAGAATCTGTAAGACTAATAGAGCGACGACCTTCTTGCTCGCGCTCGATAGAATCAATGTTTACCCCACGGTAATGCTCGATCATGTAGTCTACAAAGTCTTCGTCCCATCCATCGGTAACAACTTTATTTTCTAGTTCTTGAGCAGTGTAGTATGTGCGCCAGAAACAATATGGTGCGCGTTGGGGATCAGTAACATAAGCTGGAAACATGAAGTCTCCATCAGGTGCTAGGGTCTTTACATCTGGAACATCAATTTGACGGCGCACTACCGGAAGCTCCGTGACTCCGCTTTTACGTATTTCTTTGAGTGCTCTCTTGGCTTTACGGTCAGTTACACCGTCAAAAGTTGTTTTTATAAGTTGGACGATTTGATCGTCATCATTGCCTTCTAGAATAACAGCGGCAAGCTCTGGAGACATTTGAGCGATCTGATCAATGTCTAGCTTCTGGAGGAAGCGTCGGTCTTCTCTGTGCCATCCTACATAAGTAATTAACAAACCACGTTCCAACATATAGTTGGCTCCTAGCTCCATCTCCTGGGCAAAGCGAGGGATATAACCACTAGATACCATCCACTTTAAGAAGTTAGATACTAGCTTAGAACGAGCAATGTCTCCCATCTCTACGGGATAAGCCCTTACGTTGGCTCGCTTCATTGAAGAAATAAACAATGATACCAACTTGGTAACACGCTCATCAATAACATGGGACTCCATGTCTGCTGCACCTTCCCACGGGAAAGCGTCCGCACCATGCTTACGCAGGTCACGGCTCTTGCCTGGCCACCAGTTACGCCTGTCGTCGTAGCTACTACGACATAGATCGAAATAAGAGTCTAGCTCAGTTACGGTTTGATTGTATGCTTGACGCAGAGCCTGAACACTTGGTTCTTTCCCGACGTAAGTTAGTTCCTCAGAAGTTTTATCTCTTAACATTGGTATTTACTAGTTTATCATATCTATCAAATCTTTTTTATCCAATGATAGCTGGTGGTGTCTCCATTTTCAATTTCTTCAAAATAAATCATCTTCCCGATTAGCTTGCCTTCCATCCTTCGGGTGATCTTTACGTTAACTTTGCAGAAGCGTTCTCGGTGGTGAACGGCAACATACATGGGGTTTGGGCATTCCCTTAAAACTTTTCCCCTGTATATTAATCTGTTTGGTTCCTCCTCGCTTTCTTTGTCGGCTGAGACATTAGGCATAGGTATGACATCATCTAATATCTCCTGCCCCTTCTCGTTGATCCAGGTTAAATGCTTTGAGCCTGTAATCATGTCTTCCTCTAGATGCTTAAACGCTAGCTCTAGAGACTCTTCAAAAGGAACACCACATTCCTTTGCTATTTGAAATAATCTTTTCTTTGCCATTAGTATCCTCCCCCGGATTTTCGTGTTGTATTCATAGAAGTGTTAGAAACATAGTCTGGACCATAGCCATCATTTGCCATGCGTAGATAACGCAGAAGGTCAATCCAGTCCTTCAGAGGTTCATCTATCTTTCCTTTATGTCCCCAGTTAATTAAACTTTGTATTAAATTGCCACAGGATGAGTGTATCTTTAGCATTGGCTTGTTAGCATCATCTACGTCTGCGTTGGGATTGTAACGCATCCACTCGTCTAGACCAGACAGCCCTGTCTCAATGTCTGCCCCGCTTGAAGGTACAAAGAACATTTCCTTAGAAGAAAAGCTCTCAAACAGATCCGTGTTGTCCTCGTTCTCCCTAGCGAAGAAACGGGAGTCACCTATACGCTCAAACACCTCTACGCCTAGATCACTCTCTATATCCCTAAATTCATCTATGTATGCTTGGACATCATGCCCTATCTTCTTAGCTGCTGGACCAAACCTCCACTTAGGATCACCAGACAACGCCCACTCGCCATAACTGTCCCTGTCAGGCCACTCACGCAGGACAGTGATGAACCCCTGTTTGTCTACGGCAGCCCATATAGCTACATAGTTCCTAGCACCAGCAGGGTCAACTACCTGGTATACCGTGTGGGTTTCCTTAGTAATCTTAGGCAGTTCGTCTGTTACGTGAACCTTGGTGCTAAAGTATGGGAACAAGGTAGTCATAGACTTAACAGGGACACCGTATGCACGAGTCAATATCTCTTCCCTTGGTCTACCCTTCAAGTCCTTAGCTATACGCTCATAGCCACCAAAGGGGTTCTCGTCTGTGTGCAGATACACAATGCCGGCATCCCTGTTTACACTATACTGCTTAACAGCTACGGGCTCGTCTAGCAGCTCTGCGTATTTAGTCTCTATAATCTCTGCATCTCTAAGGTAGTCAGCTATGAGTTCTGTGTATCCATCAATAGGAGTAAACCCCGTTACCAGCCTAGAGTCCCTAGTAGCTAAACGGAAACGCTGTGTGTTGATAAGCGTAGAGTCTCCTAGATACTCATCATTACCAATACCTACATTCTCAGGGTGGTTGCCTAGATTGGGGAACCCAAACTCAAAGCCCTCCAAGATGGTATGGTTATTACTGAACTGCGTATAGGTCTTGAAGTCTACACGAGTCCTGGTATCTGGGAAAATAAAAGACTGACCAGTAAAACCATTTTGCATAGAGTAGTTAATGTAGCCCTCGATGCCCTTAGTCTTACGTTTAAACTCTTTGGGCATGAACTCCCACATGGCAGCTTGCTGCACCTTTACGGACGTGTCAGCGTTCTGTGAGAACAATACTACGTGTCCATCCATGTGCTTGGTAATAGACTCCATGAAAATCTTAGCCATACCTGTAGTCTTAGCACCACGGTTACCACCAAGAACCAAGACCTCGTTATACTCAGACAATGCCCACCTAATCCTATCCCAGCTAACTAAGTTTACCCCGTGACGCAGGGGGTCGTCTATGGTTAGCTTAATAGCATCCTCACGCGCCTTCCATATATCATACACAGCCTGTGCCCCCTTATATTCCAATAGAGCTTTCATCCGCCCTTTATCAGGCATGTGTATCGTAGGGTGCTTAGTCCACTGCATCATCATCTAATTCATCAGGGTCGCTTTCAAACTCCCACTCAATCTCTATATTGTCATCACTGATCTCCAGCTGCATCTCATGCAAAAGCATTCTACCCGCCGGCAAATGGTTGTAGTCATAAAATAGTTCACCCCGATCATCCATTACAATGAAGCAGTAGTTCTCGAAATGCTCCCCCAGTATTCCACGAATCTGATTGTAGATGGGATCATAGCTTTCGTCTATTAGTGACCTAGCCATCTTCTCCTATATCTATTACCTCTGCCTCTGGCAGCGAATCTATAAGACTCATGGCCTCCTCTGGGGTTGTTATATGTCTAACTTCTATTTTCTGAATATTGTTACCCGTAACATTATCAAAGGTTCTGTGTAGCTTCTCCTGTGCTACCGCTAGGTTAGCTAAGTCTTTAGTCTCTGCCTTCTTTATCTTCTCCTCTGCCTCTGGAGAACCGTCTAGGTAACTAGCTGCTATCTTCTCTCCTATACTATTAATCTCATCTATAGTAGAAGCCAACTGTATAGCCCTCTCCTGCCTAAACACCCTAGCGTCGTCAGACGCTTTGACTATACCATTGATGCGTTTGGCTATGTGATGGTTCATAGTCATCGTCTTCTTGACCTCATGAACACTAGCCCCTGATAAAAACAAAGACGCTGCCGTTAACCACTTCTCTGGGTTATTGTTAGGCAAACTATTCTTAGCAGTCTTCTCCTGCTCGGTAGCAAGCATGGGGGCTAAAGCATCCCTCATCCTACTTTTTAAATCTATCTGAGTGTCCTCATCGCTCATATCTATACCCATTACTATCATCTAAACTACTTTTGTCAAGCCCTGGCTCTATCCCTACATAGGACTCTAGGACGAGCGTATAATGAACCCTGCCATTACCTAGCTTCCTCTTACTCAAATAACCACACTCCTCTAACTCCTTCATCCCCCTCTGAACACTCTTAGTCTCGTCCCTGCTCTCCATTGCTATCCTCTTAGCACTGAAGTCCCAATTACCAGGCTTAGACTTCATATACGCCCATACCCCCTTAGCCTTTAAGCTCAAGCGATCATCCCCCCATATTCCTTCTCCTTCTTCCATTAAA